CCTACGTTATTATAGGAATAAATGCCAGATACTGTATTGATATAAATCTTGACCTTAAAGTTAACCCCGTCTATTGCTATTGGGTCGGATGAATAAGGCATTAGGGATAAAACAATCTCCTCGTATTCGTTAACGAACACCGATGAATTATATTTAAGGGATGCAGTTCCTGGTCCTCCTACCAATGCAACTGTATCGTATTGACCGGTGTAAATATTGGTCATTGCCGCCCAGTTAATGCCGTTGGTTGTGAATTGCGTAGTCCATCCCTCTGGTATTTCATATCGGGGATCGTGCGGAACTATTGGCACTTTTACCAAAAAATCCCCATTATAAAGTAGGTTATCGTTATAGTCTAACTTGTTATTACTTACAATGTTGTTGTATCCCTTATTTAATATTTTTAGCTGCGAATTACCAATGAAATGACCGTTGGCAGGTATGTTTTTCCTGTTCGTGTAAGTTCCCGAACCTATTACAGTTCCGGCATTATTAAATTTAGTGAAGTAATTGGTTGCATTAGCTTGTTGGTTTACTTGGAGTATATTCCATTCGCCATTTGATTGTATTAATCTGCAGCCAAATGAAATTAGTATTTCTTTTAATATTGTTAAACAATCCTTAAATTTACCGCTTACTTGTAATGAATTAAGGCTAATATATGTTTGAGCGAATGGCTCATTTGCCGGTGCATCTAATCTGTCGGTATGCGTTGTTGAATACATAGAACAGGCCGTAAATAAATTCAGGTTAGTGTCAAAATTTACCGAATTAAGGCAGTTTAGTATAATTTCTAATAGTGCGTGTTTAAATATTGTATTGGTGGCCGTTGTATTATACGTTATGTAGGCTAACATTCCCAATCCACATATCGCGTTAAATTGTATTTCTTTTAATCCTGTTGTAAATGGCATTTGTATATTTTCTGTTAATGCCCATCCCACCCAAACAATATTGCTATCTTCGTATAACTTACATAGATATTTCCGGTCGTTAAGCGTAACGAAGTCTGGTAAATTAGCCATGTTATCGGTTACATCTATGCCAATACTTAACTGTGATGCAATAATAGGCTCAAATGGGTCATCGCTTGCCGGTATATATTGAAGATTAAATGTTGTAGCCGGGTATTCTATTACGCTGCCAGAATACCCATCTTCCAATAAATCTAACTTCATTATTGTATTTGATTGCGTTGCAACTTTAACCCTATACTTTACCGCATATGCCATATTATCCCCTCCTTAAATTTAATGATGAATTAGCCCTGTTTGTAGCTAATACTAAATCGTTGCCTCTAATAACAAACTCCCCACTGCCTCCCATGTTCGATGCCCCTATGTTGGCAGCCATGTTAAGCATTCCACTAAGTCGGCTTAATGGCATAATAGCCTCGCTTTCGTTACGCTCACCCACTACGCCAATGGTAGGCTTAGATACTATACCGCCGTTCGCAAAGCCGAGTAAGCCTTTGAAGATGTTTCCGAATCCACCTTTACCAGCCGCCGCTCCTACCGCTGCACCTCCAGGCAATAAACTCATTATACCGGCTAATATTGCGGCTTTTGCTGCTGCTGCTGCAAGGTCAATGGCTAATCTTTTTAAGCCATCTCCCAACGCCTGAAATACATCCCCGCCGCTTGCAAGGGCATTAAATATATTATCAATAGCCGGAAATAATAAAGAAGCGTACACATTAGCTTCTTGCAATTGCATATTATATGCTTCTTGTGCATTCTTAGCGTCAAATGTAGCTTGTGTAAGCTTAATCATGTTTTGCGCCCTCGCTGTAAGTGCCGGGTTTAATTGCTTTTCCTGATCTGCTTGTATTGGTAATGGCGGCGGCTTTGGTATGGCAACCAATGAAGTGTCAACCGGTCTAAAATTAGTCTTATCAATTATCTTATTGAGTGCTAAAAACTCAATAATTGATTTTTGTATAGAATCAATATTTTCTTTATTCTTTTTGGTGTTGTTACCTGTTTTAACTCCAAAGTCCTCTGTTACGCCCTGAATAGCACCTAAAGACTTTGTTAATTCTTTTATACGGTTGTTAGATAGATCTGCCTCCCCATTAAATAGCTTTTGCTCTTGACTTGTTTCTGCAACTGCTTTAGCGTAACCTGTAACAAGCCCTATTTGACTTCCACTAACTGCACCTTCAAAATATTCTATGCCAGCAATTATTTGATCTAAAAAACTATATTCTTTAATTAACCCTAATACATCCCCCTGCTGTCTTTTAATACTTAATGCAACTGATTTAGCGTATGCTTCGGCCGCTTTGGCTGATAGTATAGAGGCTTTGGCTTCTTCTCTCTTAATTTCGGCATAAATAGCCCCAACCTGTGCGCCTATGCGCTGAAAATCTGATAATGATTTTATCTTTAAACCATACTCTCCTATTAATGAATTAACGCTGTTTAAAGCATCTTTTTGTCTTTCATATGAACTCGCTCCATCATTAATAGTATCCGAATACTTGGTAAATTCTTGTTGTGCTTTAATAAATTCTTTTGCACCGTTTTCTGCCGCTTCTCTTTGTGCAGTATCAAATGCAGAAATATTTGCTATTGCATCACCAATTACTGGACCAAATGCAATAAATATACTTGATAATGTAGCTACTCCTAATGCCAACCCAGCTGGTCCCGTTAGCCCTTGCGCCATTTGCTTAAATGCTTCTTTTGCGCTGCCTGCTTCTTCCTTTAAGTTTTGGAACGATGAAAGTAAAGGGTCAATATTATTTGCAACGCCAAGGATGCCAAATGGGGCATCTTGAATTACCCGGCTAAAGTTTGTTAATGCAAATGAAGCACCGCCCGACTTTTTAGAAACTTCTTCTTGCTTAGCCCCTAATTTATCGGTTGCATCGGATTGTTTATTAATGCCATTGGTAAGTATCTGTAAGGCTTCCGATTGCTTACGAATAGAATCGGAGGTTTTATTTATGGCAATGTTTAGTTCCTTTATTCTTGTTGCATCGGTGGCTAATGTCAACTCTTTTTTAAGGCCTTTTAACTCGTTCTGCATTTCTGCCATCGACTTGTTAAAACTTACCGCTGCATTATCAACCCCATCAAGCCCGGTAATCAAATCCTTAAACCCTGTTAACGCTTCTTTGGTTTCCGCATCAACTATAATTTTAAGCCTCTCCTCTGCCATTTGTCATGTTTTTAATCGTTGCTAAAATTTGCTCTTCGCTTGCATATCCCTCAATATTCGCTTCACTTGTTGCATCGCCCGGCAAATGCCAAAATTGCTCAATACTTTTCTTTGTCTTATCTCCGGTGTTGCTTAGATACATCATATAAGCTAATGAGCGGGTACGCTGCCAATTAGTTAGCTGCTCCCGCTCATGTGCCATAACGTAAATATTAAATTCTTTCCAACTGCTATTCCAAAATTGTTCAATAGTCATCCCGGCTTGCACCGCTCTAACTAGGCAGTCATCCCATGTTAAACTAATGTTTTTTTTTCCTCATCTTCGCCCTTAATGGTATTCGATACATTGCTAACAGTTTTGTTTATAATGTAAGCCATAAACTCCCCTGTTGCTGCATTGCGCTCGTCTATCCATTCGCAAACTTCAAAGTCCGTAAACATTGCCTTACCCTTACTGCCATGCTCGGCCGCTGCCTGAAATATCATTACAATATCCCCCATAGAATAATCGCCGGTACTTAACCACTCAATAAATTTGCTTATTGTAAGGTTTTTAAACTCACAAAAACGTTTCATTGAATAAGTACCCCATTCAAGTACAACAGTCTTTTCGGATAACTTTAATTCAAATGGCATATTATGCAGTTACGGTTTTAGTTGCTGGAGGGTTTTTAACGGCAATCTCAATACTGAAAGTATTTAACTCCCCGTCTGAACTGTCGTTGTTGAATGATGTGATAATGCCATCCCCTGTATAAGTGTAGTCACCACTTGCAGGAACTGCCTTGCCAATCTTCCAATTAATAATTGTTTTAGCTGCGTGCAGATCATACAAACCGCTTTCAGAAATCTTAGTTGGTGTACCTGTTTGCGTGATAGCAAAGCCCTCTGCTGAAATGGTCTGATCCATGGTATCGCCTACCAATGTTTCATTTCCGCATTTGCTGTTTGCATCGATTGTGTCTGCGTTAGATTCCAAACTGTTGGAAGTTAAGCACGCAGCTGGTACATATGTTGTGCCGCCGTCTTGTGATATGAATAGTAACCAGCTTCTCGCTTTAATTTTAGATTCTGCCATTGTATGTGTTTTTTAATTGTGTAAAGTTAATAATTTTTTAGTCATTAAATGCAGCTATTTGATCGCCTGTTGTTTCTACTGTTGATACCCTTGTTAATCTCTCTGGTTGGTTTTCCCAAACCTCCGTGCTTATCTCCTCCTTAGTAGGTATTGCATCGAAATTACCGCTTAACGAAGTTCCCAACGCTGCAACATCTTCACTACTTGCCGGGTTGGCTGGTAGGTTATCTGTCTTAGCTTTCACATCGTTTATTTTAGCTATTGTAGCGTTATCTGGTGCGGTGTAGCTACTCGCTTGTAAAGGCGTACCGATTGCCGATACGATTGTGTTTTTATTGGTAGTCGCATTCGCTTCACTTGCTTTGCCGGCTAACATTCCCCCGGTGCGCTCAATGTCTGCGCGTATTGCAGCAACCAAAGCCACTTGGTCAATGTTTTCATTTCCGATTGCGTTTACAATAGCTTCCAGTATCTTTTGGCCGTCTGTTTCGTTAAGTATTGCCGCCTGTACTGCATTGGCAATGTTCACTTTCTCATCCGGTGTTAGCGTGTAGTTTGCTTTATCTTCCACCACTTTTGCAACTGCATTAATATAATGTCCGTCAAAAGTCATTTTGTTGGTAGAAACCTGAATAGTATCTACTGATGCCTTAATGCTTACTAAGTCTGCCTCTATTTCCGTTAAATCACAACTACCGCCGCCGCCGGTTCCTATTGCTGCAATTATTGCATCTTTATTCGCTGTTGCTGCAGCTTCCTTAGCCAATACGCTACTTGCTTCAATTTCTGTTAAAGTAGGTAAAGCATCTACTGCATTTAGTACCGGCGTAAAGTCCACCGAAATATTATCAACAGTATCCTGAATGCTATCCAATTTAGTTTGCGTTACACTGTCATCGTAATTCTCTAAGTTGTCAACCGCTTGTTTAATGTTTATTAATGAATGAGTATCTTTTGTGAAGCCCGTTCCCTTAATACCGGTTAGATCCACCAATACGGTGTCTACCTTTGTGTTAATTTGTGACACCTCCTGTGATTGCGCCAACTGAACCTGGTCACCAAAGAATAAACCCCTTGTATAGTTTCCTTTATCCATTGGCACTACTTGGCGGAATCCGGTTGTATTATCACGAATAACTATTTTAAAGCCCGGTGCTGATAAGAAACGGTAAGTAATATTGGTTACAGTTCCTAAGTTTACCCCGGTTGCGTAATTATCTTCACTTGTTGCATTCGGTATCTTCCATAAGGTAAAGTTACCACTACCACCCTGGATTGTTACGGAACTATCCCCGTTTGCATCTTCAATGTTTACGCTTATTACCTCGTCTGTATCCGCTTCAATTGTTTCAGGAGGCGTTGTGATAATCTTATCATACGTCACCCCGGTGCTTAAAGAAGTAGATTTAATAGTAAGCAACTTATTATCATAGTCGAATGATGCAACCGCTGCCGCAGACTGATTAACCAACATTGAAGCGTTAACTAAGTCAAGACTTGTACCGTTTTTGAACGTTATCTGTCCGTAACTAATATGCGGTACTGATAGCCTTAAATAAGCCACATAGTCGTATATCTTATCAGGGGTGTTAAGTTCCGTATAAGCCGCTACTGTTGCGCTGCTGCTTACTGTAATCCCGGTATCCGGTATTGCTTTTACTACTATTTCTTTTAGTCCCCCACTGAAAGTAAAGAAGTCCGACTGTCTTTGAATACCATACTTTTCAACTGCATAGTACCAACTGCCCGTTCCGGTTGGTGGAATGTATACCGTAACCGTACCGCTTGCTGATGCTGAATAGAACTTTTGTACGAATAAATTATCTTCTACAAATACCGCACTGCCTGCATCAAATCCGCTTATTTGTAATGTCGTGGAAGTTCCGGTACTATCTTGGTAGATACCTTGTATTGCAGCCGTTCCTGTTAATGTTACAGTACCTAAAGTTTGTAACTTAGTAATATTAGTAGAACTTGTAATTGTTACACCACTATTAACTACAATATTCCAATTCTGTGTATTCAATGTTCCCCCTAAACAAGTCCACGTATCATTGCTTGCATCATTGGCAAATTGTGAAATCCACCATCTGTAATAATTCCAAATATCTTGGTATGTCTTGTTAGAGCTTATTGTAATTGTTCCACCTGTTGCGCCTGATGCAGTTAATGTAATTCCTGTAATAGCACTTGCTACACTTTCTGTTACTGTTGTTGCAGTATCTAACGCTACCATCCCTGCTGAAACATCAATAATTGAATTTGTACCTAAAACAGCTGATACATTTAATGTTTTGTAATTGTATGCTCTTCCCTGATAAACAGCCGTTGAACTTGGAAATCTTAAACTTTGTTTAAAAGTTGTTTGCCAGTACCATACGTTTAAAACAGGTGTAGATAAAGCTATTCCGCTTGCATTTGTTGTGGTTTCATAAGTTATTGGGTTTCTAAAGTCCCAAACTTTTAAATTACTTTGAGTTGAAAACGTAACAGTAGGGCTATTTGTTGGGCTTTCTGTTGCATTAAACCTTACATTTTGAACAACATTGCCTGCTGTATCTTTTGCTGTAAATCTTAATTCTTGGTACAATGGCACACAATGTCTAACCCAAAAAGTCGAACTTGGATGTTGTGTAACTACACGAAGTGCCGCCCCTGCCTTACAGTTATATAATTCAACCCATCCTGAACCAAAATTATCAAAGTCAAATTGACCATTGGGATTTTCAAGGTCAAAAGCTACAAATCTTGCATCTGCTCCACCGAATTGAGAACCTACATATTGGTATAAGTATTCCGAACCTCTTGCCTTAATACTCGGTGCAAATGTCGGCATCACAAACAAGTCATAAGCAATGTCGAACAATTCAATATTTGAGAAAATAGCCAATGTTGTTTTACTTCTAATCCTTGCAGATGAAGCTCCAAATTCTCTTGAATTTCTCCATCTTGTGCCATAAGTCCTTGGTATTGTATTAGTGTTAAACACAATAGAACCTCCTACTTGTACTTCACCACCAATAAAAGTGAACTGCGCCCCGTTACTCATCCTTAAACCGCCATCACTTTCCTCTGCACCTGCTGAACCTTGTCGCATAGCTATAAAGTGAGTACCATTCCATAAAGGCGTAACTCCGTCACTCGCATAAGCCCCACTTGTCCAGTTACCACCATTCATTTCAACATCAAAACAAGTGAATGTGTTTTGCTGTGGGTTGGTGTTGGTTAGTGTTCCATCAATCTGCATACGAACAGAAGGCATATAATAATGATTACCACCTGCAATAGTTCTTGTAATAGGTGCTAAAAAAGCGTTAAAAATTGCTGTTCCATCTGTTGTGTTTGCACCCTCTGTAGTCCCATAAGTTGGGGCTGTCGCTGCTGTTGTTCCTGCTGTAGCGCATCTATACCACAAACCATTAGCTGCTGGTGGTCTTACAATTGCACCTGCTGCATAGGCTGTACTTCTTGCTACTGTTCCAATTCCTGCAATAGCTGTTGCAATACCACCATAAGATGTATCTGTTCCTGTTTGTCTTAGTCTTACAACTCCTGATACCACGTCAAATGCAAATGCCATATTATATAATTATGTATGTATGTGTTAAATAATCTACCCAATTAACCATGTTTGCCACCGCCCTTTCTGTTACCGTTCCGTTGGGTGCAACGGTTATACGGGTAATTTTCCAAAA